CCTCGTTAATACGCTTGTCCAAGTGCCGCTTCATATCTACCATATCCTCCAGCATCTGCGTTGCACGCCAAACGGATAACATATTATCAACGATATGCGGTTGGTTCGGGTTAGCCAAGGCCATTTCATTTAACCAACGGGTTACGTCGCTAATCCGTAAGATTCTATCCCGTACATAAATCTCCCAGGAATCTTGACTAAAATGGGTCATCGCTATAAATTATTGTTTGAATAGGTGCTTGGACATCGAGCAAGTTAAGATTATTATGGGTAAACCCGACATTGCCCTTCATTGAGCGAATCCGGATAGGGTCGGATAATGGCGTGGGTCTACCTCCAGTCTCCATCTCCTTTGTTTTGCGGCAATGTATTTCAGTAAACACCCAGTCGGTTAAGTGTTGTGCGTAACGGTGAATGATAACTACCGAATCGGCACGGTTACCCCATTTACCTCCACCCTCAATATCCGAGGTCATTGGTGGGGTTGGTAGCCCAGCGTAAGGGTGGCCGTTAGGGTGCGTTCTACGCATTGCCTCCGTTACCGGGTGGGTATTTACGATTGTTGTAATCGAGTTCTTGTGGGCAAAGATTCGCACGGCAGAAGCTACCTCGTAATGGTATTCGTGCATTCCAGACTTGCCAAGTTTTCTTTGGTCTGTTACAAGCGAATTGTAAGGGTCAATTAGGCATCCGGTATACTGCCATTCTTCGTGTATTTCCTCCATAATGCGAAGTAGGTCGAATGCGTTGTATAGATTGTTGCTATCAATAAAACGAAAATGCTCGTCAATGTAATCAAGGTGGCGGTACATCTTTGCCTCCGTTACGTTTTGTATTGGCTCGCAGGAAAGGAACTCAATAAGTTTACGCTTCAACGAGTGTACCTCGTTCTCGGAGGAATATACCAACCACTTTTTTTCAAAATTCATTGTTTGCATAAGCATTAAATAAATAAGCGTATGCGTTTTACCCACGTTGGCGTGGCCAGTTACAACTACAAACTCACCGTCCTTAAACCGTAGGAACTCGTCTATTGTTGGGTGGCCGAGCTTGCCCGTATCGTAGTACTTACCGCCTCTTGCTCTTTCCAGGAACGGCAGTACTTTATCGTTAGAAATTAAATCTGGGTGTTTCATAAGGCAAACGTAAACAAAAAATCAATACAAAAAACTTTAGACAAAAAAAAGCCCCTCCGGAGAGGGGCAGAACCAGTCGCTTAATGAAACACCTAAAATGGACTGGGTTCTTCTACACGAGCAGCAAAGTGTTCTTGGTGCGTGGCTCCGTGCGTGCCGGACATCCAAGCGTTAAACTTCTCTGCCAACTCAAAAATTTTCTCTACTGGGATTGTAGAACCTTGCGATACATAAGCTGCTGACATTTCAACGGCTGACTTTAACGCAACTTGGCGAATAATAGAAACCGAACGGTCGTCGTTTGCCTTCGGTGCGGAGGGCGTCCAAGCTGGGCGGTCTCCACGTTGAATCTTAACGGTTCCTTTCTCGTTCTTGGTGTACTCAACCTCATCGCCTACTTTGTAGGAAGGGTTCTCGCTCTTAGCAAATGCGGTTCCAAAGTCTCCGTTATCAAAACGCAGCTCTAACTTATAGAACTCTTGCCATTGGCCGTTGGGGGTGATGCTTGTAATTTTAGGCATTGTGTAATTCGTTTAAGAGGGTTCTTTTTAATACTTCGTTTTCTGCTTCGAGAAATTCCATCCGTGATGCCATCGCCTCGACTCGATGTTGTAGAAACTCTACCATTTGTTGTGCCGACTCTTGCGACCAGTTCGTTCTTGTTCCGTAGTCCATTGGAATAGTTTTAGGTGTTAGACTGGACAAACATACGCAAAAAAATTAACATACAACACCCTTACCAAAAAAAATTACTTGCCCGGTGTTTTTTTCTATTTCGTGGTCTCGGCTAATAGTAACCTTAGTTACAAAGTTAGTATTATCGTCTTGTATACCTCCCCACTTGCGTAACGCATCCAGAGCAAACTTGATGGCCATAATACAGTTATCGTTATCGTACCCGTAGTTATGGCGTAGCGTAGCCGTAATGGTTTGGAATCTTGTTTTATCGTATGTTGCTAATTGAGCAAGAACCTCCTCGGTAAACTTATCCTTGGCCTTCTTGCGTACTATCCAATGCTTAGAAGCGTAGAACTGATTAAGGGACGGTACCTTGGAAAGTACAACCTTAATCTGTATATCCGCAACGGGCGGCAAAGGCGGGGTCGAGTTTATGGACTTCTTTAAGGAGGGTTTGCTCCTGGGCTTTGGCGTAAGCACGGCCTTTGGCATCACAATTAGCGAAAAGAATCGCAACCTCCGATAGTATCAAATCTATCTGCCTCTTGACTTCTGGATTGTTGTAATACGGCATAGTCATTAAGTTGTTTGAGTTCACGTTTGAGGTGTATGATTGCTTTATTAATATCTTGCTCCGCTGGGTTGCCGTCTTTCTTTCCGGCACGAAGCAGGTAGGCGATTGCTACACCCAAATTGTAATTGTCGTGGGCAAAGTCCTGCACCACGTCAAACGCCTCTATCCCCTTGAACTTACCAATGTAGTATTCAGGCGTCCCAGTACAAGAACACTTGATGGAATCCTTGATGCTCATTTATTAAAGTTTTTCCTTCCTTGCTCCCAGGTGTTGTATTTTCTGAGGGCTGAGGATTCGTTTTCGCTTCTGGGGTAGTCGCAGAATCCGAAGTGGTTAAGGAATGCGTTGGTGTAGTCATTAGGAATTTGTTTTAATTCCATTGCAAGATGTTTCTTGCGTCGGTCATTTCGTTCTGTTGCCATATTGCAAACCTAAAAAAGAAAACGATAGGTCTAACCAATGTAAATAACTAAAAAGTTATTAACACTTGTCGGGCGTATGCGCCCAATGCTTATTTTTTACTACTTAGTTAGTAAGTTAACTTAAAACTAACTTAAAACTAAATAACTCTAAACTAACTTAGAACCTAACTTAGTATATTTAAAAAAAAATTATGAAACTAGAACTTGAAGATGGTTACCTGAGTAGAATTGACAAAGAAAAAATTTTTAAGTCTTACTTAAGGTTTAAGTTTAATCAACTCTTGAACCAAAAAAAAACAAAATTTGGTAGTTCAATAACCACCAACGACCTAACATTCCCAAGCCATTGCCCAATCCTAGGGATAGAACTTGATTACTTCAACGAGGTAATGGCAGATAATTCACCGTCCATCGACAGGGTAGACCCAGATGCCGGATATACTCCAGGCAACGTGCTTATCGTTTCGATGAAAGCAAACAGAATCAAAATGAACGGTACGCTTGATGAAATTCTAAAAATTGCTGATTACATCAAAAAACATCAAAACAAGTAAATCTGCGTTTAGACGCATTTTATTAGTCAAGGCATACAATCTATCCAATTCAGATAGATAATGCGTTAGAACGCATATAAAGTACCTCTACTGCCTTATTAGGACTACGAGCAGCATACCAACAGCGAACAACATTAAGTATTTCTCCCAACCACCTTTTGCTCTGGTCGTGATTTTGGTGTTAATATACTTTGTTACTTGCACCGTATCCGGTAAGCACGTCGCTTGCAACCGGATGGTATCAAAGTTTCTAACAATCTTAATCCGAATGTTGTCCTTTTGGACAACTACTGTATCAACATTGTTAAGCGTGAGCGTATCCCAAAGGTTTCTTTCCTTGGTTACGATTGTGGTATCCCACCTCGTTTGCCATACGTCAGCACCTTTCTTTACGGCTTTACGTAAGTGGTACTCCGCCGAGCAACTACCCAGAGCAAGACTCGCAATCAGGATTATCAATAGAGCAAGTAGGGGGTGTGGGTAATTCTTCGAGTTCACTTAGCCAGTCGTTAAAATTGGACATATTTAGTTTTTCCACCTTTCTTAATTGCTTTTAGGACTTCTCCTTTGTTGTTATTAACGTCGTACGCAACGTGAATCCACTTCGGTTGTGCATCGGTACCAAACTCCCAAATGAGTTGCTTAAACGGCAGCTTCTTGCGTATGTAATTGAATACAGCCGCCATATCCTCGCATTGAATATCTGCTGCCCTTCCGTGTACGTGGTCGCTTGTTGCGCTACCACCCACGGCAGAGTTCACTAATGGTGAACGAAACCCACTCGTTACGTTTATTACCCCGAACTTATCCCGAACCGGCTGTAATACTTTTTGTACCAATAGTTTTAGGTTATTGATTTCGCCCTGGCTTGGATTGTTTGCAATCCCGGTATCCGTATGCGTAAGCTCGGCAAGCGTAAAGTTTTCAGATAACTTCATTTTGATAAATTTTATGCAGCAACTCTAATGATTTCCGAGTTAACGTGTCTTATATCGCACTTTTTAATATACAATTATCCCTTATACGGAACTTTATCGTCCTTGTCCCCGGTACTTCTTACTCGTCACCCCTTTGTTCGGGCTTTTTTTGTGCCTTCCCAGTTTTGGCTTTGACTTCTTTTTGAACTTCGTTTCTTGCTGCTTCGCCATCTTTGCTCATCATTAATGCAAACCCACCCATAATAAACGCACTAAACTCCGTTAGCGACGCTTTCTCAAACCAAACGAGGATACCCCCGAATGAAATTAAGATAAGGCCGATAACGGTAGTTTTTGGGTTACGGAAGATTCTACTTATCATTTTTAATATCCCTATTCCAACGCCACAAGGTGTACACAAAAGAGGTCAGCATTACAAGCATCCCTGCTATTTGATGCACCTCGGCAATCGTCAATCCTCCAACGGCTAAACTCCAAGACGTTGCTACGGCACTTGAACTATCTGTTTTCATATCTCGAATGGTGCTGGAGGTTGACAGTATTCGGAATCAGGATTCGCTACGCAAAACGCTTGGGCGTACTCCGTATCCAGAGTGTAGCCAAAAGAGTTTACTCCTACGGGATTAGGCCATACCAACGCTGCATCGTAAGCAGCAAGAGCCGTATCATTCCACACGATGTCTACGGCGTAGAGCGGGTCTGTTGCTTCGCATACTTGCATACCCTCTGCATCGGTTCCCCATTGCGTACATAGGTGGCCTATTTCCACAACGCAGGCAACGAGGTCTTGATTCCAGACCAGCTCTGTTCCTTCGGGTGTTGTTACTTCTACTTGTATTGCTGTTTTGGCTGTTGCCCAATCAGCAAAGGCGTACTTACGGAATATCATAACGTGGTGAGTTCTGCCAAGGAGGCGTTGGTTAGGCGGGTCTTGAATAGTAGGGTTTGGTTGTAAACTTGCGTTGAACCCGAACCAAGATACAAATCAAATTTGCTCATTGCTGGAACTGCCGAACTTGTATCTGCTCCAGCTTGCGTTCCATCTACATACAAAACGTAGTCATTTAATTTGTAAGCAAATGCAATTTTATGATTCCCAGCAGTAAGCCCGTAGCTCGTTAGGTTTATGTTTACAGTAATTGAACCGCCAACAAAAGCGGTCGCTTGGATACGCCCATCGGGGTAATATGTAAAATCAACAGCATTGCTTGATGTTCCGTCATTCAAAACGAAGTTTGCATAGGTACCAGCACTTGCAATACTTGGAACATAAACATCCAAAAACAAAGTCCCCTCCGTCTGCCCAATTAGTGAGCTTATCCCCGTCTTACTGGCTGCGTCTGCCCCACGGGTTGCGGATGCTGCAAGCGTTGGAATGTAAGAGGTGGCGTAGGCTCCGATTTCAGACTGGGCTCCCCAAACGTAGGTGCTTGCAGCAGCATTGCTTGCTGAAACAATAACGAAATTACTAATTGTCGTGGCGGCTGGTGTA